CAAAGGCACCCGTTACTTGTCAGAAAACCGGTAATAACCCGGCGCTCTCTTTCTTCGAAAAGAAAGAGACCGTACTGTCAAGCAACAGGTTGCTCAGTCATTCAAAGCTGACCGGATAACCCTTACCCATAAGATCAAATAACAGAAGTGGTAAATTCTTTACAGAATATAACACTGAGTTTGCACTCTTTGCCCCAGCAGGAGTTACCTCCATTTGGGAACTAACAAGGCGTTTGGCAAATTCACCAAACCCCTTATTAGACGTTAGCGATTTAGAGAGATTAATGTCAACACCAAGGTCTGACATTAAACTCAGATATGATTTAGCGACCGCTTCGTCAGCGATCACTATATCATCTCCTAAAATCGCATAGTCTGAGAATCAACCTTGATGGTTGACTCGCATTGCTGCAATCTGTACAATGAAATGATGAGTAAGAGCTAGCATAGCCCAACTCGATAGAGCACCCATCGGCTGTCCAACGGCATACTTTAGGTGGAGATTCAATGGTTTGAAGAACCATGAACGCCCAACTAAAAGATGACGTCAAGCAGAGGCAAATTCTGGAGTTATAAATAACCCTAGAATCTGTTCCTGCAAGTCGATAGGTAGTCTATCAGTAGCTGCGGAAAGATCATAACTGGCTATAAAAGGCATAGGGACCTCTCTACCAAGCAACGCCTTTAAGGGCGCCGCCTGATCGAAAGTACCATCCTGCGCTATACCCCGCAACAGTCCAAAGAGGAACTGATGCAGAGGATAGAGACAAGATTGTGTCCATATGTCAGTTATAGCGAATACACGAACTTTCCCAGCTGCTTCGAATCTCTGAGACAGTCTGCCAAGCTCCAAGGGTCCCAACTGTTCGAGGGATAACAACGGTAGCTGATTACTGAACTCATGGAACAATTGCTCCATGATCGGCATTGAAGCTAACTTTGATATCTCCGATTGTCATGTTCGGTACAGGCTTAAACCTGTATAGGAACATACAACTTTAAACGCCTCCGCTAGTCCAGGGTTAAGAAAGAGTGCTAAAGCATCTTTCGGTACACCTGCGACCGCGGGAGCGTGGTTGGGTCCAGCAGAGTTAAGAATTAAAAGATCTCCCTTTGGCACCATAGCACTCGGAGTTTCCTTTACCATTCAGGCAAAGGAACCTCTAAAGTGACTACTTATTTCACTCTTTCGAGCGAAATAGGTGTCAAATACCCTACGTACTTCTCAATCTGGAAGTACGCGGGTACGACCCGTAAAGGCGCCCGTAATTGTTTCCAATTTCAGGCGGGGATAACTCTTTATAATTCTATAGACGGTCAATAAGGAAAGGACCATTCTGACCACTCCCGGGTCGTTTGCCTCCATACGGAGACGCAGATCACCTGGTATAATCAGAGGAAGTCCACGACGAGTGGCTACCCGAGGTTCCGAAAAGGAAGTCCCGGGCTCGCCCCCAACTGCTTTCATAGACAAACGATGCGCCTCTTTCAGGTACGAAACCGTGAAAGAAGGCCCGGATAGTCGCCATAAGGCAACTATCCTCATCGTAAATTTATGAAAGGAGTAGGAATACTCTTTCATTCCTAGTACTCAGACTAGTA